TTTTGCTACAAATGCAGCAATTCGTGTGATACCCACGTACTAGGTTATCCAGAGTCGCTCTCTGAGACGAGTCCATTTCGCCCTGCGGCGTAACTGCAGAAAGCTTAATTTTCTTGTCTTGCAGAGGAGACTAGAGTGAAGCGTTGTTCTAAGTGCGGCGTCTCAAAACCAACAACAGAATTCCACACTCATCGGAAGACGGTTGATGGCTTGTACTGTCAGTGCAAAGAATGTACGCGGGCAGCAGTGAATGCTTACGCAAATGCAAATCGAGTTAAAGTTCGCGAATCTAACCGCACAGCTGGTACAAAGTTTCGTGAATCTCACCTTGAAGCTGAGCGAGCTAGGGTTCTTGCTATCTATCACTCAAAGCCACTTGAAGTTCGTACTAAGTGCAGTGTTGAGTGGAGGCTTAATAACCCTCACAAGCGCGCAGCATCTGAGTCGAAGCGTCGAGCTGGCAAGCATCAAGCTACTCCTGTGTGGGCAAACCAGAAGTACGTCGATCTGTTTTATAAGATCGCCGCAGAGGAAGCAGTGCGTATAGGCGAGGCTGTACACGTCGATCACATTGTTCCTTTAAAGAGTCGGTCAGTTTGTGGTCTGCACTGCGAGTTCAATCTTCAGTTGCTTCGCGCTTCAGAAAATCTGAGCAAGTCAAACAGACACTGGCCGGGTATGCCTACTTAAAATTGAAAGGAGAGCCAAATGGCGCTCACGAATTTTGGTCTACTGACCACCGAACAAAAGACCGTATGGTCGATGGACCTGTGGAAACAGGCCCGCAACATGTCCTTCATCAACAAGTTCCTGGGCAAAGGCCCGAACTCGATGGTGCAGCACATCACCGATCTGAAGAAATCCGAGAAAGGCGCACGCGCCGTCATTACTTTGCTGGCTGACTTGACTGGTGACGGTGTCGCTGGTGACCGCACGCTGGAAGGTAACGAAGAGGCGATGGTTACGTATGACCAAGTGATCCGTCTGGATCAACTGCGTCACGCCAACCGTCACGAAGGTCGTATGGCTGATCAGAAGTCCATTGTCGAATTCCGCGGTAACTCCAAGGATGTTCTGGCGTACTGGCTGGCTGACCGCATCGACCAGCTGGCGTTCCTGACCTTGTCTGGCGTGACTTACGCCAACAAGACCAGCGGTGTTGCTCGCGTCGGTTCCGATCTGCCGTTCCTTGAGTTCGCAGCTGATGTTTCCGCACCTACTGCCAACCGTCGCCTGCGCTGGGATGGTACGTCTGCCACCAAGACCTTGGTAGCTAGTGCCGCCACTTCTGGTGTCGCGGCTACTGACACCCCGTCGTGGGAGATGTTGGTTCAGCTCAAGGCTTACGCCAAAGAGCACTACATCCGTGGTGTCAAGGGCAGCGGCGGCGACGAGGTGTACCACGTGTTCCTCACCCCCAACGCCATGGCCAAGTTGAAGATGGAGTCTAACTTCATCCTGAACATGCGCCACTCTCTGCAGCGCGGTGAAAGCAACAGCCTGTTTACCGGCGACGGCATCCTGGTTGACGGCATGCACCTGCATGAGTACCGCCACGTGTATCACGCCAGTAACTGGGGCGGCGGTAGCGTAGCTGGTTGTCAGGTGCTGTTCTGCGGCGCACAGGCTCTGGGCATGGCTGACATCGGCGCACCTGAGTGGAACGAGAAGGGCTTCGACTACGAGAACTCACAAGGTATCTCTGTGTCCAAGATCCTCGGCTTCAAGAAGCCGACGTTCACGTCCATTTACGAAACCACGACCGTCCCGGAAGACTTCGGCGTGATTTCCTGCTACGTCGCAGTTTAATAGGAGAGACACATGAGCACTTTGACCGCAACCCGTGGAGCTCAATGGCCTTTGATGGCTGAGTTCACCTTCAATTTCGACGACCAGATGGTCCCGGTTTCTGGCGGCACCGCCATTTCTGGAACCACTGCAGTTGATTTTGGCAAGACCAACATCGCAGCTACCGTATTCAACCTCATCAACCTGCCTTACGGGGCAGTCGTTGTTGGGGGTGAGTGGGTGACTGAGACTGCGTTCGACACAGCTGGCTACACCATCACCATTGGTGACTCCACGACTGCTGATCGCTATCTGGCATCTGCCGACAAGAAAGCTGCGGCTCGCACCGCGCTTACCTTGACCGGCTACGTGTCTGACGGCGCAGCGATTCGTCTTGGTGTTACCAACACTGACGTGTGCACCACTGGCAAAGCTACGCTGCGTGTTCTGTACACCATCCGTGGTCGCCTCAACGAAGCTCAGACTAACTAAGTTGGTCCAGGCCTTGTGAAAGAAGGGAGCCTTGTGCTCCCTTCTTTTTTGCTACAATGAAGCCCCGATCAACACTCACAGGTGAAACAAATGAAATTCGTCATGAATCGCGACAAAGTTATCGGCGGTACGTACGGTCACTTTATCGGTTTCAAAAAGGGCATTCCTATGGAAGTGCCCAAGATCATGTGGGAAGACGTGATGGCGGCGGGCGGTGTGCCTGAGTCTGAGATCACGGAAGAAGAGAATTACACGCCTCCTGTTATTGTTACTTCACAAGAGCGCGAAGACCTGTATTTCAAGGCGTTCAAGGATATAATTGAGCGTAACGAGCGTGGGGATTTCACAGCTTCTGGCTTGCCTAATTCCAAGGTTCTTGAGAAAATGCTGGGGTTCCAGGTTGTCAACAAAGAGCGCGACACGTACTGGACGAAATTCATGGAGCCTAAAGACCTATGAACACGACGGAGCTGAAAGACTATTTTCGCAGTCAGGTTCGAGATGTGGTTAAGCCATATCTGTGGTCTGACGAAGAAGTCATGCTTTACATGAATGACGCGCAAAATATGTTCTGTCGGCTCTCGTCGTTTACTATCCCTGATGCGACATCCTCAGTCACTCAAATCGCAGTGACTGCTGGTGAGCAGTACTCAGACATCGACTCGTCCATCATCACCGTTCGTTCAGCGATGCTGCTGTCCAACAGGCGCAAGCTGGACGTTGTCAGCCCTGAAGACCTTGACCGGGTTGTGCGCACTGATTACAACTACTACACACGCTTGCTTGATGACCTGACTCCGGGCCCAGTCACAGCTATGGTGATTGGCATCGAGCCCGGTCTTGTACGGTGGGCGCGTGTGCCTGAAATTGACGACACAGTCTCCCTGTCTGTGTATCGTCGCCCGCTGCTGAATCTTGACGCTGAAGGCCAGGATCTGGAGATACCGGCTGAGCACCACATTCATCTGATCAACTGGATGCGTAACTTGGCGCTTCAAAAGACAGATGTTGATGCGTACGACCCCAAAGCAGCCGAAACAGCCGGCGCTAAATTTCTGGCTTACTGCGAGCAAGCTAGGCGTGAGTGGGACTTGTACAAGCACAAGCCCAGAACAGTTGCGTACGGTGGCTTATGACGCCGAAGACTCTGACATACGGCTGGTGCTCTGAGCGGGATGTGACTAATCAATGCTCTCGATGCTTTTGGGTTCTCAAAGAGCACAGACTCTCGTGCTGCGAGTTCAACCGACCTGAGTTCCCAGCTGCGCAGCACTGCGAGAAGTTTTCCGAGGATGGCGAATGATCACGCTGACTGACTACTTCGCCGGATACATGGGCAAGGACATGCCCAAGGAGCACATTGACAACGCGGTGATCTTGCTGGCGGCGGTCAACGGGCTGCTGACGGAGGCGCTCCGTAGCGGCAAGGTCGACCTAGAGACCAACCCGAAGACGGGCACGCTGATCAGCGCTACCAAGAATGGTGGCTGGCGTCCCAAGAACTGCCCGGAAGGCGCGCCAAACAGCAGCCACAAAGAGGGCAAGGGTATCGACGTCTACGATCCTGACGGAGACATTGACGAGTTCTGTGTCTACAACCTCACGGCGCTTGAGAAGTACGGCCTGTACCTTGAAGAACCCGGCAGCACGCGCGGCTGGTGCCACTTAACTACCCGACGTCCTAATTCGGGCAACCGAGTCTTCTACCCATGATCTCTCTATCCGCATCCAGCAAGCGAGTTATGCGCGGACTTATGCGCTCCTACACGGCTCACGCAGGTACATGGCTGTTGATCATCGGCTACCTGCAGGGTCAGGACAAGCAGATCACCGCGTGGTTCGGACCTGACGCCATGAGCAACATCATGATGGTGTTCGGCCTGCTGGTCATCCTGCTGCGTGCCAAGACCAACGAGTCACTTGAAGCGAGGGGACGGTAATGTTCGCCACCGTCTACGCACTTGGGCTTGTTGTCATAACCAGCTACGCGCTCTACCTACTCTGGGACGATGAATGAGATGCCACTACTCAAGCTTCTATTCGGTTCACCCCTTTTTCGCGGGGTTCTTCTTACTTGTATTGTTGCCGGTCTGCTTGGTTGGATTGCTATGGGTATTCGTAGCTCTGGCGTGGATGCTTGTGAGCGAGAGCATCAGATACTACTTTCGCAAGCACTCGAAGAAGAGCACCAGAAGTACATGGCCCTCGCAGCCGACGCCGAGCGTATCAGCACTGAACTCGCAAACACCGAAAGGAAGCTAAATGAAAAACAAGCCGAGTATATCGCGTATGCCAACGCTATTACTGGCAACTGTAGCGGCTCTTTCGGGGTGTTCCTTCAATCAGCATCAGCCAGCACACCGAACTTGCCCGCAACCCCCGGCGCATCTGCTGGTTCCTCCGCTCCCCAAAGTCCCGCTGATTTTGCCGCAAACATTGCGGGGGCCAACATCGCCATTAACTACGCCAGATTCGACCAATGCCTCGCCAGGTATGGGGCGCTCCTTGAATGGCACAACCAAGCTAAAGAGGCTTTGAAGTGATCGGCAGAGTGTGCGTCAGGCATCCGCACTTAGGCGGGGAAAGAAATGATGGGCACAGGTGCCCAGCTTGCCTACTCGAATACAACGCTGGCTATGCGGCAAGAAAAAAAGAAGTGGCCAAGGCATACCATTCGGGGAATAAACAAAAGATTGCAGCCACTAAGCGTGCTTGGGTTTTATCTAACAAAGACAAGGTGCGTCGGTACTCTGCTGTGTATAAGTTGCGAAATAGGGATGCTATCAATGCCGCAAACCGTAAACGAGCAAAAGACAACCCAGAAGCAGCAGCAAAGGCCAAGGCGCGGTACCTAGCTAGTGCAGAGGAGCACGCTGTGCGAAGCCGGAAGTGGGCTGCGGAAAATAGGGACCGTGTACGAGCTATAAATGCCGGATACAGGGCGCGCAATAGGGAGGCTCTTAACGCAGCAAGAGTGCAGCATGCGAAAGATAAGCCAGAGATTGCCGCAAAAGCTGCCGCAAAAAGGCGGGCGGCGTGCGCAAAAGCGACCCCTAAATGGGTAAATGACTTTTTCATGGAAGAGGCGTACTCCCTAGCCAAGATCAGAGAGGTCGTGTGCGGCGGGGCATGGCACGTCGACCACATTGTCCCACTTAGAGCAAAGCTTGCTTGCGGGCTGCACGCCCATACGAATATTCAAGTCATACGCGCCGAGATCAATCGAGCAAAAGGAAATCGATATGCATAAATCGTGTGACTACGGAAGGTGCCACATCAATGCCGCGCAGCTTGCAGGACTTATCCGTTGGGTCGAAGAGGTTGTGAAATGAGCGAAACCTGGGATGGCTCAGAGCGTCGAGAGTGTGCTGAGTGCAAAGGGCTGAGTGAGTTGGAGCGGCGCGTGGCGAAGTGCAAGAACGATTTCGAACTTGAGATGACGCAGGTTCACGCGTCCGTAGCGGAACTCAACAACGAAGTTCATGCCCTGCGTGGCGACGTCCACAAGATGACTGAGAGCATCGGCTCGATCAACACCAGCTTGGAGACGATAGCGCATACGCTGGTCAAGCTGTCCGACCTGCCCGAAGCGTGGACGAACCTGAAAGGGTTTCTGGCCGGGGTGAAGTGGCTGCGCGAGAACGTCATCCTGGTCGCCATCACGGGCGCTGTGATGTGGTACTCAGTCAAGATCATAGAGGAGATGGTCGGATGAAAGGACTCTGGGAATTCCTCATCTGGCTAGACATGACCATTAACGACAAGTGGTTTGGCGGTCGATTTGAGACGATCTCTGGCCGACTCTACCGCCGCCAAGCGTCACACGACTGCGTCGGCTGTCGCTGGCTTTGCAACATGCTGGACAAGGTTGATCGCGGCCACTGCCGCAAGGCGTATTTCAACGACCGTATTCGTAACCCTGAACTTCCCTGGATTTGACCATGACACCGATGATCTACACCACCAAAGGCAACCTCCCGATCAGCGAATTGGCCTACGCCACGCGCTGGGAAGTGACCGACGAATACACCAAGCTGGTAGAGACCTACTCGCTGGGTGATGAAGTTGTGCGTGAATCCGCGCACGTTTTGACCAAGCGCGGGCTGACCGCTGAACCTATCACCCAATCTCTGAATTAAAGGAAACACATCATGAGCAACCTTCTCTACGCAATGCTGAACAAGTACATGGCCGCAACAGGGATGATGCTGTTTGCGAATTCACAAGGCATTACCGGCGCTGCCAAGCAAGCCGCTCTTGCGGCTATCGTCAACGGCAAGACCCTCAAAGGCTCGCTGTATCTGGCGTCTGCTACCACTGGCCCGTCCAACGCGGCTTACACCGCCACTGGCGAAGTCTCCGGCACGGGTTACACCGCAACAGGCGCTTCTGTCACCAACGCGAACAGCGCGGGCTTGACGGGCACCACGGCATACTGGACTCCTTCCGCATCTATCGCCTGGACCACCGTCACCCTGGCGACAGCATTCGACGCTGTGATGATCTATTCCACCACGGATGCAGACCGTTCAATCGGTGTGTTCACCTTCGGTAGCCAGACCATCACGGCTGGTAACTTCACGCTGACCATGCCGACGAACGACTCGACAACCGGCTTGGTTCGCTTCGCGTAAAGGAGCAGACGTGGATTATCAAGCACTTAAAGACTACATCGAGGCGGATGCCACGTTCGCCAACGACATCGCCATCGGCTCTGACGCGGGTATCGCGGACAAGATCAACGCACGAAGTGTGAGCGCGGTAGGTGGCGTCACTCGCAGTCGTTTCTCCATGTGGTGTGGGGCTACGGGACTACGCGGAGCGATTGAAGATATTGCAGCCAACCCGGCACACCCGCTGCGTTCCGTGGCACTCACGGTGAAGGACTTCCTGCTCGGCGGTGTGTCTGACTCGTTGGACCTGTCTGACACGGTGAACCAGATGATGCTGGGCGCGTGGGTTGCCGCTGGTGCGCTGACCCAGGCTCAGGCCGATGAACTGATTGCGATGGCTACTGTATCTCAGCCGGTGTTCGGCCAGAACATCTCACACCAAGACGTTGCGAAAGCACTGAGAGGCTAATATGGCAAACGAAGCAAAGATGGTATTCGGCTCATCCACCACGGTTATCTCGCTGGCAGCGTCCCTGGCAAACGCTGCGAACACCTACAGCGGCCTGGGCAGTTGCACGATGACGCAGTTGGACAACAGCACGCTGCTGTACCCCAACGCCATCGCAGTCCTGGCTGTACCGGATACGTTCGCCGCTGCGCCAACAGCCGGCGCTACTGTCGACCTGTACTACACGCTCGATGACGTCGACGGCACCACGGACGAGACGCCGGTTCCTGCCGCTACGGACATCATCTACCGTGGCAAGTACGCGGGTTCGTGGGTCATGGACGACGCAGACGTAGCCGTTGTCAAAGCGATCCAGATCAGCCTTGAAGGTGTGCAGAAGGCCCAGTTCTACATCGTCAACAACACCGGGCAAGCACTTAGCTACACCAGCGGTGCCATCACCGTGAAGATCAAGCCCTGGACTATAGGACCGGCGTAAATGGCTATCGCCAGACCAACGTCGGACTTACTGGTAGGCGGCTGGTCGGGCGTAAATGCACCCTCTTTACTAGCCAGCCGTAAGGTAGTCACCGTCTCGCCGGAAGAGCACCGTGAGCTTGACTGGTCTAACCCGTTGAACAATGGCGCTGTTGCGGTGCTGCACGTGAATTGTCGTGTGGACTTGAAGCGCCGGCGTAGAGCATACGACAACACAGGCTCTTCCAGAACTCCAACTGCACACGGCACTGCGTTAAGAATATCGTCATTGGTTACTCAGCAGGCATTCCACGCAAATGCAGACGACGTTTCATTCACAGGACTTGGGGCTACTTATTTCTGGGTTGGGACAACTAGCTCCAATGTGACCTCATTTTCCGCTCTAATTGGAGACAGTTCTGCTTCTTTTATACTTAGCACAGGTACTGGATTAGCCTTTAATACAGGCACCGCAGGGCTACTCCAAACTAATACTTTCCTTCCCGCTAACACCTTTTGTGTGATTGTGGCTACGGTATCACCATCGGGCGATTACAAAGTTTTTACAAATGGTGCGTTATGGTTAAGTGGTTCAGCACCAACTATGGAGAACGATTACTGTGGGGGGCTTTACCTAGGTAATTTTGGTCTTGGCTTCCAAATGTCGTCTCCAGCAGATCACCAGATGGCCGGCAAGTATGTCGGTAACGTCTGGTCACAAGATCAGGTGAAGAGTTTCTCAGCTAACCCTTGGCAGATATTCCAGCCAAAGCAATCTGTTTCCTACATCACCAATCCATCTGCAAACCTGTACTCGACACTGGACGAAGCCTCGGTTGATGATGCAGATTACATCACCACGTCAACAGCGAGCACATGTGAACTGGCGCTAGACGCGGTAGCGGACCCCGCTACGTCAACCGGCCAAGTCGTCACGATCCGCGCCAAGTCTGTTGCAGGAAGTACGCTGGTGGCTACCTTGAAGCAGCCGGGTGTCCCTGGCTACGCGGGAGGGTTGTTTTTGCCGAGAAGGTGGAGAGCGCAGCCCCAGGTTCCAGTAGAAGTAGACTGGAATAACTCGATAACAGCAGGTATGGTGTTCGCGTATCTACCCGGCTTCGGTGCAGATTTAGTTGGGCGCAATGGGCGTGCTGTAATCAAAGGGGCCGGTACAAAACCCCTCGGTCCTGATATCCATACTACAGGCACTGTTGGTGATTCAGGGCTACGAATACACGATACAGTACCGCTGCTTGGTGGTTTACTGAACTCCACAGTAGTAGCTGTGGCTAGAACAAACGCTGGAGTAATAAATGCGCCGGGGTCAGAGGCGGACGGGCGAATTAGTAACAACGGGAACGCCCTATATTCTGAGCGGGGGTCTTCTGGGGCTTCAATATATAAACTTGGTGCTAGTTACAGAGCAACTGGGCTAACACTGGCCGGCGAATTCACCTATAGGAGTGCGGCCTCCGTTCTTGGACAAGTATTTCGAAACGATACGACCATAAACGACGGGGTGGCTAGCTTCTACGCAGGTGTGAGATTTGGTGCCAATATAGCTGTAGCAGTAAATCTATCCATTACATCACAAGCTTACGCAGGTGGGACTGACTTTGGCGCAGTACAGCGGCGCATTGGCTCCGATGCGGGGGATGTTACCGCTACGTGGAACGGGACAATTTCTTTATGCGCCGGATGGTCCCGTAACTTATCGGTAAGTGAATTGAACGCCCTGTATTTTAATCCCTGGCAAATCTTCAAGCCCCGGAAGCACATCAGCTATTTCGGTGGGCCTTCCACACCAGGAACCATCGCAACCCGCACGTTCACCAGTCTCGGTTCCAGCTTCGCGGATTACCAGATGACGCTCACCACGCCTGAGTGTGACGCGATCACCGATTACAATAACCTGAGCATCACCTTGGAGGCCCAATAATGGCGACAGGAATAGGCACCGCTACGCTGGATTTCAGCACAGGCAGCAATGAGGCGAGTGTGGCTGTGACAGGTCAAACAACGATCTCTGCCACCAGCAAGGCAGATGCCTTCGTGATGGCTGACGACACATCTGCCGATCACACTGCTAACGATCACCGCTACTTTGAAACTTTCGCCGCGCTCTCATGCGGCACGCCCGTTGCTGCAACCGGATTCACCATCTACGCACGTTCCCACCAAAAGCTCACAGGTCAGTGGTCAATCCGCTGGGTCTGGGCAGATTGATTAAGGAGTAATTCATGGCCCTCGATACCAACATTGTCGGAAGCAACTTAGACGCTAGCGGCAACCTGAAAGTCGCTTTGCCAAACACCGCAGCACAGGTCGGAAGTGTCCGCATGATGTGCGAGAATGATGCCGGCACGGTCACAGGAACTGCATACCTCAAATCCCCAGAGACTTCGCCGGATTACCGCTTGCGCGTGGGTGTGGATACGGTGATGTTCACTGACACGTTCAACGCCACGGCGCAGAACTCAAACCTCTGGGCGTACACGCTGGCTACGTTGACTTGCACGCAGCCCGGTGGCTATCTTCAGTTCAGTACGGTGCAGGGCACTGCCGCTACGCACGGTGCGTTCTACCGCACGTTCCAGTATTTCCCGGTAGTGGGCACGGCCCCGCTGTCGATTGAGTTCACGGGCGGCGTGTTCACCGCAAACTTGGTAGCCAACGAAATCTTCCTTGCCGGCTTTGGCTTGCCAAGTGCTGCTGGTACGGCACCAACGGATGGTGTTTACTGGAAGCTCACCAACGCGGGCCTGATCGGCGAGTTGATGTACAACGGCGTGGCAACCCAGTCTGGTGTGCTAATGGCGTCCATCCCGCTTGCCACCATGAGTAAGTTTGTCATGGTGCTGGGTGAGCGTGAGGTTGAGTTTTGGGTGGATGATGTTCTGCTTGGCGAGGTCGAAGTGCCTGACGCTAACGGCCAGCCCTTTATGCAAGGCTCCTTGCCGGTGTTCATGCAAAAATACTGCACTGGCGTCGTGTCGAATACGAACCAGATTCGGGTCACGGATGTCACGGTCAGCTTGCTTGATGTAGCAACGAGTAAGCCTTGGTCGCATCAAATCGCCGGCATGGGCCAGCACGCACTGCTCGGTCAGAACGGCATGACGCAGGGCAAGACCACGGTATGGGCGAACAACACCGCCCCGACTGCTGTCGCGCTGACCAACACCGCCGCTTCGTTCACGGGCTTGGGCGGCATCGCGGCTGTGTTGCCTACGCTGGCTGCAAGCAGTGATGGCAAGTTGTTCACATATCAGGTTCCCGCAGGAACGATCAATATTACAGGGCGAAACCTGTACATCACTCGGGTAACGCTGAAAGGGGCTGTCACTGTAATCCTTGCCGGTGGCCCGGTTATCTACGCCTACGCGCTGGCTGTCGGGCATACCGCGACAACGCTTGTGACGACGGAAACGGCGTCCTTCGCCAACAACACCACACACGCCCCGCGTGTAATGGGCTTGGGTATTGAGTCTTATCCAGCCACAGCAGCGGTCGGAACCTTGGGTACGGGCGTTGATCTCAACTTTGACACACCAATTTGTGTGCGTCCGGGGGAGTTCGTGGACATCATCGCCCGCAACCTGGGAACGGTCACAACCACAGGCGCGATTACTATTGTCGCTTCAATCGGCGGCTACTGGGAGTAACCTTTGGCCCTGCTGCTTGCTAGGCACGCCGCTGCATCCATAGACGTACAAGTCTCGTGGGTGCAGTTCGATGCACTGGCGAGCGGTAGCCCGGATGTTTCGGTTGCGCTCTCCGGCGCGTCGGTTACAACGGCGGTTGGCACGCTTGCGGCAGTTCAGTCACTTGAACTGACAGGCTCTTCTGCCACGGCGTCAGCCGGTACAGTATCAGCAACAAACGCACTGAGTGTCGCGCTAACGGGCAGTGCAGCGACTACCTCTGCGGGCAGCATCTCGGCGCAGAACAGCAAAGCGCTTGCTGGGTCTTCGGTAGCATCTCAGGCTGGTACGATCACAGCCACCGTCGCACAGTCCGCTGCGCTGACCGGCCAACAAGTCATCGCCTCAACAGGAACGCTCTCGGCTGTCAATACAAAGGCGCTGACCGGCGAGCAAGTCATTGCCTCAACTGGCACGCTGGCGCACGCGAAGACCGCTGCGCTGACCGGACAGCAAGTCACAGTATCAGCCGGTACGCTGGCACAAGCAAACGCGGTAGCACTCGCCGGCTCGTCGGTCTCGACACAGGCAGGTACAGTCGTCGCAGTTGGAGCAGGCGCAGCGCCGTTGGTGGGGTCGGAAGTCACTACCACTGCTGGTACGCTGACGCACGCGAAGACTGTAGCACTGACAGGCACGTCGGTTACTACGTCAGCCGGGTCGGTAGCCTATACCGAGGTCAAGCAGGCAGCGCTGACCGGGGCGGAAGTCACGGTATCGGCGGGCACCGCAACACTTCAAGTCAGTAAGGCGCTCGCTGGCAGCGCGGTCACAACCTCTGCCGGTACGCTGGTCGCTGCGGTCGCTAAGGACGCCGCGCTTACCGGCGCGCAGGTTACAGCTTCAGCAGGCGAACTGGCTCACGCGAAGACCGTGGCGTTGTCAGGTTCTTCGGTTGCAGCCCAGGCCGGTACAGCCGTCGCAGTCGGTGCAGGGTCAGCCATGCTGACCGGCCAGCAAGTCACAGCTTCTGCGGGGACACTTACCCCCATCGTAGCCACCGACGTAGCCCTGTCTGGCGCTTCGGTCACGACGCAAGAGGGCACGCTTGGTGTCACACGCACCACAGCGCTGGTAGGGAACAACACCTCGGTCAACGCAGGCACGCTGGTCTACACCCGGACAGCGGCGCTTACTGGGTCTTTCGCCACATGGTCAAGCGGCACGCTGACGAGAGAGCAAAGTGCTGGGCTGGTTGGCGCTGAGGTAACGACTGCTTGCGGTGCGTTTGATCTGCTGCGCTCCACGGCACTTACTGGCGAGCTGGCTACACTGGCAACCGGGGCGATCTTCGCCATTGTCGACACCAGCATCACGCTGGCTCTGACTGGCTCTACACTGACTACATCGGTTGGTACGCTAGGTGTAGCAGGTGTGGTGACGCTGAACGGCCACGTAGTCAACACTGCCGCTGGGCGCATACGGTTCTTCGGTACGACGTTCAAAGCGTTCTATGTGCTGGACAAGGCGGAAACGTCAACGGTCATGCAACAGACTAAACACACTTCGTTGTTGTCGTCCAGTCAATCTAGTACAATCCGCCAGACTACTCTGAGGCCAGTCTATGTTACCCATCAAGAAAGACCTGACCATCTTGCAGGGACGCACGTACTCCCACCCGATAAAGTGGGAAACGGAGCCGGTAATTTATAAGCCAATTACAGGCATCACTCAAGCTGCGCCCTGCGTTGTCACAGCGGTAGGACATGGTCTGCCTGACGGGTGGCGCGTAGCCGTTGTGTCGGTCAAGGGTATGACTCAGATCAACGCAAGTAACCCGCCGAAGGATAGTGAGTACGTGCCGGCCACGGTGCTGACCGCTGGCACCATCGAGCTGAACACCGTCAATGCCGCCGAGTACAAGGCGTACATCAGCGGCGGCTACGTGCAGTACAACACGCCGCAAGACCTGACCAGCTACGTTGCGCGGATGAGCATCAAAGACAAAGTGGGAGGCACGGAGCTGATGGCGCTGACTACCGCCAACTCGCGCATCCTGATCGACAACACGACAAAGACCATCACGCTGGAGATCGACGCGGTTGACACTGCCGCGATCACCTGGAAGGCTGGAACATACGACCTAGAGTTGGAGTCGCCTTCCGGCGTCGTCACCGCGCT